ACACCCGTCACTAGCCAAATATGTGTCAGAGAAAGCCGTCAAAGCACACTCGGCCAAACTTGGATTCAAAGTAAAAGTCTTTACGGGCTCTTACAATGTTTACGACCTTGATTACTGCAGTCGTTACTTCTGGCCGTCCAGAGATACACCAACCGGGTATTGTCTAGGACCAAAAATAGGTAAAGTCTTGCAGAAAATTGGTTGGTCCAAAAAACTAGTGCACAACACGTATGAACATAATAAAAGTATAGCTTTAGGTTTGGAGAAAGATGTGGCTCACATACCCTTTTTGAGGGAGTGGTTCGCAAAACTCAAAAAACTAACTGAGCATGCCGACCATAAACCCTTGAAATACGACCACAAACTTCACGTGTCAGGAAAACATGAGGAAAGTTGGAACACTTGGGAGTTTATACACTACAAGTATGGATTAGACGAAATTGACTTAATGAATTTCGAAAGTTCCCTGTCTACAGTCACAAGTTTACCTTGGCATTTAGATATACCTTGGTTGGACGAGGTTGTAGCAGGAGACTACCAATGAGCTGCTAACTCAAAAAAAAACAACACGTTAATGGATGTCAGATTTACAAAGACTAGAAAATGCCTTGAAACAATTGCGAGCAGAAGGAGTAACACTTTCAAAGAAAGAAAACGCCCAACTAATCGACAAGATGTTGGAGGACCTAGAAGAAGAAAAGAAAAGACTACCAAAAAGCAAATTCGGAAGAATAATCCAAGATCTCAAGAAATTCATCGAGGGACCAGGAACACAGATAGCCAGTATAGTGAAAACAGTCCTTTCCCTATTGTAAATTCGGAAAAGTACTCAGTAGTTAGACGGCGAGAGTTCAACCAACATTTGAGAGACGCAAACCTAAGTGAGTCCGGAGTGATGCATGACTATGACACACAGTCTAGTGTAGCAATAAAACCACCCGTGACAACCTATGGTAGTGATCAGTTCGGCGCTTATATAGACCTTGCTGGTACAGAAGCTCTCGATCCATTGAAAGTATACACCAATGTTGCTGCCAATGGAGTGGACAATACCACTGTAGGAGACATAATATATGAGCTTCCCATAGCCCCATTATTTTTGTCAAACACACGACTCAAACTGTTATCTAAAAACTACGCTAGATGGCGACCAGTAAACATGAGAATATCCTATGAACCTTTGGGTAGCTCAATCTTGTCAGGAGGTATTGTAATGACAGTCTTAACCGACCCAGGAGACACCTTCACATCGACACCAGATAGAGTATCTAGAGTAAGGAGAGCCTTAGATTACGCTGGATCAAAAAGTTTCAATGTCTATAACTCACAACACATAGAATTCCCCAGGTTACCACCTGACGAGGAACCGTTCTATATAATACCGGACGGAGACGCAAGATTCGAAATTCCTTACACGTTTGACGTGATAGCACAAACAACATATGCAGCCGACCCTGACGACTCTACAGCGATAGAGAGAACCATAGGGTGGTTAACATTAGATTACCACATAAGACTCTACGACCCAATTCTACCAGACTTACAAGACAATGTCACGTTATCGTTTGGTCAGTTTAGTTCACAGCTGTTTACCAATGTATTTATCAACCTAACAGGGGTTGTACTGGAATCACCAGTAGTCTTCAACCCAGCTTTTCCGACGGAAGTACTAGACAACGCCAATATTTATCAAGTAGTTGTTGTAGCGCAACCAGAAATTACGGCTGGAACTCAGATCAGAATCAGATACGGAGGGAAAATAGTTTTGCTAAGTAAAGGACAGGTCTTTTACGCTAGAAATAGTTCAGACGCTTTCATTAACGGTATTTCATTATACCCAACTTTGGAAGCTGCGACCAATGGAGCAGAGGTGTTTACTTTTGTCGACAACATACCAATTGGTTCGACTTTTCTGAAAGGATTAGTTGAGTTCAG